CCATGCAGGTGTTATTATTTGTCCTTCTGTACCACCAACATTAGTTCCAATAGACCCGATATGTGGTGTCTCTACCAGTTGTGGTTTGAACAACCAAGTTTGACAGGTAAAGTTTGTATCCCATTTGATTACTCTTGCTTCTTCTTCACCAACATCATCTGTCATAACAGGCGAACATCCATTCAATATTACCTTTACATCATATGCCAAATCCATTTCAGATATTTTTACTCTTATGAAGGCGTGTGGCCCAAAATAAGGTAATATTTGTTCATATATCTGGTCAATATCAACCATATGTAATGCCCATATGTTTACAGTAAAACCAATATTATAAGGCATTGCATTTTTAGCATATATACCACTTGTCTTTGTATCACTAACCAATATTTCTTGATATTTGTTTGTAAGTCTTGCGGGGTCAAAATCAATACCAGTAAGATATACAGAAATCATAGGTAACATTTCTTCATCTCGTGCGTGGTCTCGTATGAACATATAAGCTTTTGTTTTTGGGCCATATCGTATAGGAACACGATATCTTCCTTTCACAACACCATTTACATCATATCGTTCTATGTTAATATCATTAAACACATCAAGAAATTGAATGATTGTTTTTCTTATGCATTTAAAAAAATAATAATTTTCCATTTATCACCTTATTTTAAAAAGTTCTTTTTCAATTTTTCTATAATTTCATCTTCTACGGATACCCACGAATTGATTACGCTGATAATATCGGCAACAAACACATTCAACTCATCATTATTAAAATATATCGACCTATCATCAATAATATCATTTATTTTATCATATAATGTGTTTTCAATCTTTTCAAATTCATTTTCAATTATTGTTAATGCTCTTTTAACATTTTCTTGCATTTCATTAGACGTAGCAATCCTTCTTGATTTTTGTTTCTGTATTTGTTTTCTTATGTTGAACGTTTCAGTTAAATATTTTTCTTCTATTTCCATGTTATTCCCCCTAATTAACGAAATCCATATATAGTAGTGTCAATACCATCGTATGCACTCATAGCATCGGATTCTGTGTCAATCCATACATTATCACCATAGGCGGATATACTCGGTGGTTGGTTTGTATCAACATCGTGAATAGCAAGAGAGATATTCCTAGCACTATCGGATTCTTCTGAGAATCTGAAGGGCATTAAGTATAATACAAATACTAAACTTCTTAGTTGAAATATAGACTGGTCTTCCGCAACGTGGTTTATTTCAAACGCTCTTTCATCCGGGTCGGGGTCTTCTTCAAAAGAACCTCTGTACCAATGCACTACTATTGCATCACCGGGTTTCGGTTTTTCTGTTTGACTAATGTCTCTATAATATACAGATTGTGGAATATGTGCTACTATTTGATCTGTTGCTACCATACCGAACATACTATATAATGTGGGGATTTCACCAACTTCATATAAGATTTTGGTTTCTTTTGCCTCTTTATATTCAGCATCCATTGTTTCGCCATATAAAGGGTCTGGCTGTATTGCATTGTCACGTACATAATATGCAATCTTTATTCCTGTTGCATCACAAAACTCTGCTGCAACACTCTCTGCTAATAGATACTCAGGATTGTCTCTTACGTTGTATATTTCTAATTGTGGTTTGGCCGTCCCTATGTTTTTTTTTCTAATTTTCATTATTTATCCCACGTATATACCGAGCCCCTCATACACTTGCTCGTTCTTGAGTGATTCATCCAACCTTTCAAGTTCAGCCTGTCCTTCTTGTAACAATGTATCACCATCTAGTGCCAGACCAACATTACTACCTACAGAAGCATAGTTAGCAAACTTACTTCTTACACGGCCAAGATTTATTTTTGTTAAGGCTGTTGTGTAATCCAAGAACCATTCATTGTCATACATATCTTCCGCTTCACCCTCTATTTGATAGGTTCTAAGTAATATATAACCCGGTGTGTTTGATACTGCATTTCCACTAGCATCTTGAACAATAGTGCTACCACAAGAAGGAGGTGGGGGTTGTATTTCTAACTGGTTTGTATATTTATGGTAATGAAAGTTGTAAGCATCAACCACATACCTGTGGACGGTTTCTAAAAACCCTCTTGCTATATGATACGATATTAATGTATAGTCACTTCCCCCACCCCTCATTAAGACTTGATCGTACATTCCCATTTGATACAAATAATTTTCAATGGTGAATAATGTGTTTATTTGACCCATTGATTGAATATTATAACCTAATACATCAACGGTATTGGCTGGCATGTCATATAATGTTTGACCACCACTTAATAATAATGTTATAAAAACTTCTTGTGTTGCATTCCCCACAGCCCATTTGATAAATTTTGATCTTGCATAATCTATATTATCAAATATTTGTGTGTCATCTAGTTCTATTTTAACCATTGGTGCGCCAAGGCGTCTCTTGATTTTTTCAACCAGTTGTTCTTTTTTCATATTTTAATCCTCGTATGACATTAGATTATATCTATCATATTTATATAAATCGTTACATAAAATCTTCATTGAGGTCTACATCAGATAATATACCCCAGATTTCTACATTATTTTCTAAGTTATTGCTGGATTTCAACCCAACACTTTCATCGTCAAAAACATCCATTTGTAATACATAGACCGCCCAATATAATGCACTAACTAAATCGTCACCCAAATCTTTTCCATAAAATCTTCCTTTTTCTTCAATAAAAGATGATAGTTGTTCTACTGTTTCTTTGTCGTTAATTTTGAGGCAGTTATCTTCTATTAATTTTTTCATCAGTAGGACGGCTTTTGGTTTGGTATTTTTTGTTGCTCTTATGCCAAGATTTATGGCTTTATTTCCGGTATTTACTAAATTGCCATTCTCTATATCCCACCACAATCTATTGACAACGGCTGCCCCTTCTGCATTGTTTTCCACCATCATATAACCATTGTTATAATAAATACTTATCCTGTTAATAGTGTCAGCAAACAAATATACATCCGTTGAATTACTTTGAAATACAGCAACTTGTTCAAATGATGCTGGATTCAATGAAGTGATTTTCAATACTTGTACTACAGAATCGTGTTCGCCAGTTCCTTTGGCGGTATCGACACCCAAAACATAACTACAATTTATTATCGGTTTTTCAAATATTCTGAACTTTCCCTGCATATCTAATAATATTGGATCATTGTATTGTGTGAATAAATATTCAAGTACATCAGTATCTACAACTGTATTAGTAGAACCAAGAAATTCACAATTATGTGAAACAATATTATTTGAATAATATTGATTGTTTTTAATAACATTCACAGGGTCATATAAGGTAATGTCACCATTTAATATTTTGTGTGATATTATTTTTGAATATCCAGATGATGTTTTTATAAAATCATTTACGGATAGATATTGTGATTCAATAAAACCATCTTCTTTTTGTACCCTATGGTCAATTGAACATTTTAATGTTGAACCATTTTCCGTTTGTATATCAACAAATGATTTTTTTGTTATGATATTGATACCATCAAAATCAGAATATCCATCCGGTGTCAATATCATGTATCTAGTGTTATTTTTCAACATCTTGCCAGGTTTCCTTTTTTATTAATTTATATATACATTGTTCTGTTAGTCCATATTTTTTCCCATATGTTTTACAGAATGCTCTATCATATGTCATACGTTTACCATTTTTCATTATTTTTCCTATTCTTTCATCATCAATAAAAACATGTGAATTAAAATCTGTTAATATTTCAATAACCTTCTTTTTATCTAATTTACAAAAACCCTTTATACCCTTTCTTTTTTTAGACATTTTTTCTAAAGTATCTTTATCATATACACCCGTTTTACCTTTGTTCCACGGTGTACATCCTTTGTGTATTTTACTCATTTTTCTCCTTGATTCATTTGAAAATTTATACCCTTTTGTTGTAAATTTTGTACTCATATGGTTTCCTTTTCCGTCAATAGATTTATTCAAACCATTATTATAACTATCATATAATTTTACATAAAATTCTTCTCGTTCTTCAATATATCTATATGAAGTGTTTTGTTCTAATATTTCTACTTGAAAAGTGTGTTCCTTGAATCTATTAGAATTTTTGTGTTGCCACATTCTGCTTTTATAACCCTTTTCATAGGTTGTTCCTATATATATTTTTCCATCATCTCGTGTTATTTTATAAACCATATATATCATAATAAATCTCCTATATCTTTATATGTATTTATAAAAACCAACGAACTCAACATCATAAAATGTTATATAAATCTTCAATTCTTATTATTTTTTCTTCTTTAGTTATTTTGTCAAACACTTTTATAAGGGTGTTGCCATCAACACATGCGTATTCTTGGGCAAATTTTGTCTTTCCTAGATTTTTTCTTTGGTTTTCAGCCCATTTCTCATCTCTTCCCGGAACATCTTTCCAAGTAGATTTAAAGTGTTTGAAGTTATTTTCGCCTCGTTCTGCATGAGAATATAATGTGTGAAAGGAGTTAAACATACCATTTGGTGTAGATATAATAACAATCTTGGCATCAACGGATGCTGAAATGGTGGGATAGTTAGCAGCCCAGAAGGCGTCTGCAACAAACTTGGGGACGAATGCGAATTCGTCCATACATAATAAGTTCAATGTTCTACCACGGAAAGCATCTTCACTTGTAGCAGATACCATTATTCTTGTGCCGTTTTCAAATGTTACAAATGTCTTTGACCATTCTACAACACCGGGTTTCATCCATACAGGCAACTCTTGATAAACTCTTTTTATCCTATTCATAATATCAATAGCTGATACTTGTTTGTTAGATACAATACCAATAGTCTTATCTGCATTGAAACATGCATACCATAAAACATATGATGATATGGTTGTCGTATTATGTGTTGGTATAAGAGTTTTACCACATAAAAATAAGTGATCTTCACTATCAACTTGTATACATTTTACCGGAACTGATTGTGTTGGGATTATACTTTTTATATAAACATGGTCGTTTATAGGGTGTCCATGTGCTCTATGTTGCCTTTCTAATTTTCTTGTAAGTTTGAATACATCATATTTTTTTGTTGTAAAGGGTATTGTATAGTATTTTTCACCTTTGATAATTTTTACATTGACTCTTGATTTAATGCCTAGAGATGTTAATAAAAATCGTACATCATCTATAAAAGATTTATCCTTTTGATAAAATTCACAAGCGCCATCTTTACCACAATAACCATCTGTATCCATCAAACCTTTTAACAATTCTACTCTTTGTTCTATTGAAGCAAAAAGATATTCTTTGGGTATGTGTTTGTTTTTCTTGAGGTTTATTTGTCTAAGTTCTTTCAATAAACCATATATATTAAATGTTCCTGTATTGGTGTTTCTTTTATCTTCTCGTAACTCTGATATTTTATATTTTTGTTCTATTATTTTTGAAAGTTCAATATAATCATTTTTATTAGTGGTTACTCGGCCATCAGCAGAATTACCATCACCTAACCAAACACCTAGTATATAAGGATCAACTGGTAGATTTGTTTTCTTGATTTTGATAGGTTCAGAATTTTTTATTCTAATTGAACATCCATGAGAATGTTGTTTTTCAATGTTGTTGTATAAATCTTTTGTTGTTGTTGTTTTTTTATTATGATTACCACCAATTTCAACATTCCATAAATGGTCGGCGTCCGCTATTATTTTTTCCCCATTATCAAATAATACTTCAAAACAATCATGTTCATACATTATATCTGTAACAAATGTAACACATGTTTTTTTACCATTTGAACCGTATATTTCATCACCTACATCAATATCACCCATTGTTGACCATGTGTTGTTTGCTTTCAAAATGGGTGTATCTAATGCAAGAGCTTTACCGCTCTGACGCGAAGCAAGAACAACGTTGAATCTGTTGTCTTGAAGATTTCGTAAGATTTGTTTTTGGAAATTATATGGTTCAAATACAATTATACCACGGTCAGGGTGTACAATTTTGATGTAGGGCAAGAAATTCCAAATATCTTCCTGACACCTACTCAACTCTTTTATCATATCGGCCGTGTATTCTATGTCTTGGTTGGGCTTTTTGATACTATCTGAATATCTAATAGTCACGCAAAAAAATACTCCTCATTGTTGTTATGAGAAGTATTTATAATTGTGTG